CGCCTTGTTTCATTAAAAAGAAATACTAAAGAGAGCATTAAGATTGGTATACCTTCTTCTTCCACTCTTCATACCTTGGAAAGAGACGGAAAAGGAAATGTTATAGAAAATTCAGGTTCTGGCGTGACAATGCTAGAAGTGGCAGCAGCGAATGAATTTGGTGCACCAGGGGCTCATATCCCAGAAAGATCATTCTTAAGATCAACTGTAACTAAAAATAAAAATAAATATAAAAAGCTAGGCGTTGATCTTGTAAAAAAAATAGTTAAAAATCCATCAAAAGAAGAATACATGACCGGTGCTGGGAAGATTGGTCTTACAGCTGTAAATGATGTTAGGGAAACGATGGTTAATTTAATGGACCCACCAAACGCAGAATCCACACAATTAAAAAAAGGAAGAAGCTTGGGAAAAGGTGAAAAGGTTAATAATCCACTGATAGACACTGGCCAGCTTAGGCAATCAATCACGTATGTAGTCGATAACAAGAATTACAAATGACATTAATACTAAACATGGCGCCAACGCTCAGGAAATATGAGCAAGATGTGCAAATTACAAATAGAAATGGGTCGTATATCAATGGTGAGTGGGTGGAAGATCCAAATACTTATATAACTATAAGAGCAGTAGTGCAGCCAAAAGTTAATCGGTTCTCAACAAATAACTCATATGGCGAAGAAGCAAACGGAAACATGGCGTTTTGGTCCAAGAGTGAGATTAAAGTAGCAAACGATACTTTGGGAACACCAAGCGATATCATCCTAGTTGATTCAGTACGTTATAAAATAATAAGCGTTAGACTTTGGAATAAATACAATTTTTACATGGCCGTTGGCGAGCAGTTAAGTGAGAGGCGCCAAGGTGGATGAGATAAAAAGATCAGTAATACAGCCAATAATATATCAATGGCTAGTTGATGCGACTGGAATTGAGTTTATAGTAGCTAACTCTTCAACAGATGGCCCAAGGCCAGCAAATACGTACGGTTCTTTTTTAATTTCAAATTTTGAAGAGACAATTATTAATAATGTTGAATATTTTCAAAATTTAATTGATAATGATTTAGATGAGGTTATTAGAATATTCCCCATAGCGAACATTTCAGTAAATATTTTTGGTAATGACGCAGAAGATAAAATTTTAAAATTAAGAGTTTATCCGGAATCGACAAAATCAATAGAATATTTAATGTATAATAAAATGGGATTCGCTGGGATGTCTAATATTAGAAATTTAGACATATTAACTCACAATACTTGGGAACATAGGTTTCAAGTTGATTTAAGAATAGGTTTGTCTGGGCAATATATAAATAAAGTTGACCCAATAGAATCTGTAAAAATGACAAATGAATTGAACGGCGAAGAAATACAAATACCATAGAGGTTTTTTTAAAATGGCAATACCAGAAAGTTATTCAGTAGACGTAAATATAACGCGAGAAGATCAGCCTCAAGGTGCTGAAAGTTTCGGTATAGTATTATTCGCTGGTACTAGTGATGTAATCGGACAAACTGAACGCGTAAGAATTTACGATTCAGAATCAGATGTTTTAGCAGATTTTGGTTCATTATCTGAAGAATATAAAGCGGCACAAGCTTTCTTTAGTCAAAGCCCCCGCCCGCAGTTCATGAAAATAGCTAGATTGTTAACTGGTGATGTTCCTGGATTTATGCAAGGATTAACTGTTTCTACGCCACTTTCAGGATTCCAGGCGGTTTCAGACGGAGAATTCTCTGTGACAATCGACGGAGTTCAGGAAGATATCATAGGTCTAGATTTTAGCTTAGATGCTTCATTTGCTGATGTTGCATTAAATATTGAAGCAGAAATACAGGCCATTGGAGCCGGCGGTTATACTGCTGCAACTGTATCTCATAATGCAACAACTAATAAATTCACAATAACTTCAGGTACCACAGGTGACCTATCGAGCGTTTCTTTTCTTGCCCCTGTATCTGGTGGCGGCGGCACTGACATATCAGGCGCTTCATTTTTAAATGCTTTAAGCGGTGAATCAATCCCCGGCGTTACAGCTGGTGCTACTATCGTAGATGAACTTGAAAAGATTATTCTTGTAGATAATAACTGGTACTTCCTAACTTTACATAAGGGTGTTAGAGATAACGCAGATGTTTTATTGGTGGCTGCATTTGTTGGTGGATTAACAAAAGTATATGCTACAGTCTCTAATGATGAAACTGTAAAAGATGGCCAAGTTTCAAGTGATATTATTTCACAATTAAAAGCAACAAATAATCCAAGGGTTTGGGCTTGTGCTCAGTTCGCTAGTTCTTCTGAGTATTTAGATGTTGCGGCATGTGCTGTAAAAGCTTCAGTTGATTTTAACGCTGCAAATTCTGTTATAAATATGGCTTATAAGCCAATGTCTAACATCACAGTTGATAGCTTAACATCGAATCAGTTGAGCATAGTGGCAGGTAGCAGATCAAATACAGATGATAAGCATGGCAACGTATTTATAAAATACGAAGGCGGCGTTAATCGTTTTGTTTTTGGTAAAGTATCAAATGGGGAATATGTAGACATTATCCACGGTACAGATTGGCTAGCGGCTAGAATAAGAGAATTAGTGTTTTCTCTATTAATTAATTCACCGTCGCTTCCTTATACAGATGGTGGAATTGCTAAGATAGGAAATTATATAGCTCAAGCATTGAATGAAGGAATCAGGAACGGGCTGCTAAGCGGATCAGCTGCTAACTTCCAGCATGGCCAAGCTTTCATAATAAATTTACCAGCTGCCATAAGCATCCCGCCAATTGATAGGGCTTCAAGAGTTGTTTCCGGTATTACTTTTAAAGCTGTATATGCTGGTGCGATTAATTTCGCGGTAATCAACGGAACAATAACGGTTTAATAGAGGTATTTATCATGGTTGCAGTAGTTAATGCTTATAGTTTTAAAAATGTAAAAACTATATACGGCGGTGTTGAGATTATAGGATTTGGACAAGAAGCAGACGATCACGTTGTTGTAACTGCTATGCAAGATGTTGTTACTAAAACGGTTGGTTCTGATGGAAAGAACGTTATATATAACGTTTCAGCTGATCAAACAGGTGAGATAACAATAAAACTTTTAGCGAATTCAGTATCAAATTTATTTTTATCTGAGCAGTTTAACTTATTGCAAAACGATTTAATAATAAATGATTTACCATTTGCTTTGCTTGACGTAAACGGTTTCGCGACTGTATCGGCAACACATGCTATACCTACTGCTATGCCAATATTGACAGAGGGCACAACAAGCCAAATAAGAGAGTGGAAACTTTTGTGTTCGAACATAAGAATGGTTATAGGCCCTTTATAAAATGAAAAATGAAACTAAAGTTATTCTTAAAAACAAAGAATTCACAATTAATAAAATGTTAAGTTCTGACGGATGGCCTATCTCAGTAAAGCTTGGAAAATATATTTCTAAACCGCTAAGCGATGCAATGGAAGGTTTGGATATAAAGGACGCTGAGAGCATGGCTACAGTGCTAGTCAAATACTTAAGCAATCTATCAGTCGAAAATATAATGGAGTTGACTAAGGATTTATTCGATTCTAAATATATTAAATATAAAAATGAATCAGGTAATGAAGAAGCTTTTAACATAAATGTTTTCGATGGTGAATATGGTTCAATTCTAAGGCTTCTTATAGAGATTATTAAGTTTAACTTTTCTAGTTTTTTTTTCGAATTATTGGAAATCCTATCGGAAGCTACGGGAATGAAATTCAACGCAAAGAAGCTAGCCTAGAAAAATCAGAAAAAGAAAAAGAGGAGCTTGTAAGCTGGTTCTTGTGGAGGCCAATTATGTTTACACCTTCTCTTTGCAGCCTTCACGAACTAAAAACTGTATATACTATAGATGATTTACTTGATATGCACTACGCCATGGATATGTACGAGTACGAAACAAGAAAATCACAAGGAACAGAAAACGTAGAAAGCAAAACAAAATCAAAAACAATTGACGGGGGCTATAAAGGTGGCTGTTCTTGAAAGTCTTCTAATTAATCTTGGTTTTGTAGTTGAAACTAAAGAAATAAATAATTTCTCAAATCATTTATCAAAAATGAGCAAGCACATGCTAGAAGTCGGCGCGGCTGCTAGTGCGATGGGCTTTTTAATCTATGAAAGTGCTAAAAAGTTTGGCGAATCTAGTGAAGAATTAGCGATTAGTTCAGAACGAGCTGGATTAGCGACAAGAGAATTCCAAGAGCTATCGGGTGCGGCGTCACTCGCTGGGATAAGCGCAGAATCTTTCACTGGTTCACTTCAAACATTCAATAATAATATAGGCCAAGCATCCCTAGGTATGGGTTCTGCTATACGGGTTTTTGCTATCATGGGCATAAATCTACAGGACACAAACTTAAAAATGCGTTCAACTTCTGATTTATTGTCGGAAGTTTCAGATAAACTTAGAACCTACTCAAAACCAAGACAAATAGCTTTTGCTCAACAGCTTGGGTTTTCCGGCGAGAGCTTAAGACTTTTACTTCTAGGATCAAAAAGAATAAAAGAATTAAGAAAGCAGGTTGAAGAAACCGGAGCTGTAAGGTCAAATCTATCAATAGAAAACGGCGAAAAGTTCATAGAGCAATTAAAAATAATTAAGCTTAGGGTGAAGGGCGTAAAAGATTCAATACAGGAGTCTTTATTACCAACAGTTTTAAAATTATCAAAATCATTCGAAAAATGGTTCGAAGCCAATAAGAAAGTTATTGAAAAAGATATAAGTTTAGTTTTAAACGGAACTTCTAAATCTTTGGGGATTTTATTTTATTGGATAGGAAAAGTTACAACAGCATTAGAGTATCTAGCTAAACCTTTGGGAG